CCCGAGGTTAAGAAGCGACTACGTCCAATGAATCGGAAGTGGTCGCGTCACTCTCGAGTTACACCTGTTGACGCGAATGTTAACGACCTTGAGTTTTACCAGCAGACTGGGCAGACGGATGGCTGCGGGAACGGAGTGATTTCTAAATTTAACTCTACTCCCGCAAGTTTCCACTACTCAAATCCTGACCTCTTAGGAAGTGTTCTACCTATTGGAAATGCTTGTTTCTTCCAGTGGGCGGATCTCGGTTACACGACCGACCCTCTAGTTGGTATCCCAAACTTCAGGGACGACCGAACACCGACAGATCAGGCTGCCTTTCTGGCGTCTTGGCAGGACGAGGTGGCGGCGTTGAGCAAAGTTGCTCTTCGTCGCCATTACGTCAAGTTAGAGCGCAAGAAAGTTGATTTGGCGGTGGAACTTTCACAAGGGCTAAAAACGGTGAATCAAATAGCCGATATAGCTAAACGTATTGCGACCTCTCTCTCCAATCTTCGGAAAGGAAGGGTGTTAGCTGCGTTTAAGGTGTTGTTCCCTACCACCCCAAAGGGTGCGGCGAGCGACTTCCTCGCGTGGAAGTATGGAATTAAACCATTAATCGGCGACCTACAAGGCGCCGCTGAGCATCTCGCAGAGTACGTCCTGCGAAGTGCGCCGTTTAAATCCAACGGGCATGCAAAGCAGAGCTTTACCAAGGAGAGCACAACTCTCTACGGGACGAGTTCGCCCTTTGCTAACTCCGGAGCTTATGAGATAAGGAAAGCGACTATTCGTGTGAAGTATGGCACGAGTTTTACGATCCCTCGTCTCTTTAAGCGACAAGCAGCTACTCTGGGCTTCACTAACCCAGCAAATATCGCCTGGGAACTGCTGCCTCTAAGTTTTGTTGTCGATTGGTTCTTGCCGATCGGTAACTGGCTTAGTTCGCTTGCAGCCCTAGACGGTTTAGTGGTAAAAGAGTCATATAAAACGATCTTCATTGTTGAACAGAAGACACGCTATACGACTTTGCATCACTTCAACGGCGTGACTCCATCTGAACATCCATTCATTACAACGTTTGGGTCAGACAGAGGGACTGATGGGTACCTGTTTTGGGAGTTTCTTTCTTTTACGTCTACGCGTAAGACTATTTACTGTAAGCGCGAAGTTTTAACGCTTCCAGATGTCCCGCTTCCGACGTTAAAGAATCCCATCTCAAAAGGCCACATCAATTCTGCGGTTGCGCTTTTCCTCCAACTCAGTAGCACTAAGTAGGAGTATTCTTGTGTCGGCTTTCGCCACCATAGTCGGTAGCAACTGGGACGGCACCCTCACGGGTGAGACCGGTCCAGTCAACTACGTCCCTTCCCAGATCGATCCGAACGGAGTCGCAATTTGGTACACTGCGAACAGCGTCCTAGACGCTCGTTACAAAATGACCATGAGCGTCCGTCAACCGGTCAAGGGAAGCCAAGTCGCGCGAGTG